CCGAAGCCCCCGTTTGGATTAGGCAGATGGTACTGCCAGAACAAATCCAGCTTCAGGACGATACACCTGGACACCATAAAGAGTGTCTGCGGTGTACAGAGTAGACAGGTACTCTTGCTTGTACTGAGTCTGAGAACGAACAGCAAGCTGCTCTGCCATAACAATAGCGTCAGTATGGAAAAACATTGCTGCACGAGTATCAACACTAGACGCAGTATTGTCAGCAGCTGCTTCAATCGTTCGGCAATTTGCAGAAACGTAAACATCTACGCCATACAGATTACCAATCAAGCCATTGTTAACTGTACCACCTGATACAAAATCAGATGAAACATACCGATCAATACCCATAATCGCATTGCGCGTTGCAGGCGGAATGATCAGATTACGACCTTCCATTGGTACATTGTTGTCATCCATCTTCTGGATCATGTCACGGAAAAATGCATCCGTGAACTCGTCACCAGCTACCAGGGTGTCATCAGTGTACTGAGTGGTAGTGCCGTTATCGTTGAAAAAACAGCCAGTGTGCTGGTAGTCAGTAGCAGCAGGGCTAAATACAACAGCACCGCCATCACCAAAACCAGTACCAGCCGCATGCAGATCATTGTCAATCTGCACAGCTAACGAGTAACCAGCATCTTCAGTGTAGAACTGACGCAGAGATGACAATGCTTGCACCTCAACAATATCCTCAATCAACTTTGAATACTCAAAGTGACGATTAATTGTAATCTGCAGTTCTGACTCTGTATTGGCGATAATCGTTACAGCAGTATCAGCTGCTTTAGCGTTTGCGCTACCACGAGTAGGCTTAGGGATATGAATAACGTCACCCTTCTTGCCATTCATAGCGATACGCTTGACAAGGGGAGCCATCTTCAAGTTCTTTTGATAAGCAGCAATAATTTCATCCGACCAAATTTCGGGGATAAAAGTTGCCGCTTCCGTTAATGCGGTATTACCAGCCGCGCCTGGATATGTTGCCGTAGCCATGAGCTACCTCCGTTACATTAACGGACTCTCCCTTCTTGATACGCCAACATAATTTCGGGTTGTAAAGCTGCGTACCTTTCAGGATCATCCTTTATAAGTTTAATAATGTCAGCACGCCGATAAGTTTTCTTTCTTCCTTTACTTGCAGTACCTCTAGCATTGCCTGTTGTTGCAGACTTTACCGCATTCTTGCGACTAGCTAGCTCTGCATTCGCTGTTTCTTGAACAATACCTTGCCGTTCTTTCCACAATGAAAACAATTCATTAGCTGAGTCATAGTCATACAGCTGATCTGCTTCAACAAACAACTTAGTTCTAACCTTTGACCCCTTAATCCATTCAGCAAACTTAGGGTCTTGCAGTATTCCATCCATATCTGGGTGATTTGAACGCAATTGAGCAAGAGTAGCCTGTTGTTTAGCTTGTTGTGTATAGGCTTGTGCCTCTTTGATTTTAGGGTGGTTATCTATAGCCTTATTGACTGCGTTTTCAGGGTCAACAAAAAAGTTAATATCTTCTTTGCTGCTATCGACTTGCTGTGTTTCAGGTGCTTGCTTGTTGTCGAGTTCTGTTTGAATGTAGTTATCAACTAATTTACGCAGTTCACCGACTTCCGTACTCTGCTTGCCTGAAAACTTCTCAAGCTCCTGGTTCATCTGTACAAGTTCTTCTACAGACTTACCTCTGTACTTTTCTGGAATATCAAATTCTTGAGGCTGCTCCTCTTCAGGAACCTCACTAATCTGGTCGATTATTTCCTGCGTGTTATTAGAATCCACTTCATCCACACGCTCATCAATAATTGTCGCTCTTGACATTATGTAAACTTATCCCGCCTAAAAGGTTATGGAGATATTCAAAGCTGACCCGCCTCACGGCGAGCTTCCCTTCCTTTTCGTCCCGCTTCCTCATGTTCGCGCACCCACTTCATGTGCTGTCCAGGGAAATCCCCAGTAGATCCATCTAACGCAAACGGAGTCGCCGAAACGACTTTTGTAGCCATAGCGCCACAACCGCACCTATGGGTTGTAGTTGTGCTGTCTACAAATTCTTCAAACAAATGACCGTTTTCGCACCTAAAATCAAAAACCTTAATCATCTGTTTCTACCAAATCTTCATAGTTGTTGTTTATCGAATCTTCAAATTTCAACAACCACGTTAATATATCTAGCTGCCCCTGCCGAAAAAACAAATCTTGGGCATCTTTTACAATTGCGACATTATTAGTATGCGCCGCAACTTCTGTCAACTCCTCTGTCAGCTGTCTCCAGCCATCACTTCTAAATAACTCAAAATAAATGTTGTAATACTGCTCATCTTCTTTTTCCATTAAGCCTTCTTCTTTCTTCTTCTTCCAGATGCGGTAACCGCATACTTAATAGTCTTTGGCCCTTTTTTCTTCCGCTTTGCGGCTTCTTTCTCTGCCTTGGTCATTTTGGCAGCTACAGCTTTGGGCCTACAAGCAGGATATGGACGCTTAGACCCTTTGGCTTTCTTGCGACCACACTTCTTGCCGGTCTTAATATCTACCCAATCTTCCTTAAACCACTTGGTCAAACCGCCTTTTGGCTTAGCCATAAGTACCGCCACGCTTTTTGTATTCCCGCACCAACCATGCATTAGCATAAGCGCTGGGATATACGTCAAATTTACGCTTGGCCGCAGCCTTAACCCTAGAGTAAAGAGCCTTGTTCTTTACATTGTCAGGTATAGAGCCTTTCTTTTTGGCCTTAGGTTTAGCTTTTTTTCTTGCCACGTTTTCTCAGCCTCTTTAAATCAGCACCAGTAATCTTGTCCCTTGGCGGGGCAACCCTAGCCAGCTTCTTTTGCTTGGCAGAATACTTAGCTTTAGGCATTACTTCTTTGCCTTTTTCTTGGCTTTTTTCTTTTTCTTTTTTTTGGGCTTCATTCCACCATAGTAACCAGGCATAACTGTCTCCTTATTTTGACTTATGAACTTTCTGAACTTTAAAGTTTGCTGATTGAGATGCGCCTTTATGTGGCTTATATCCCCCAGGTGGATTCTTCATCAGCTTATATTCTTTACCGTCCTTCATCCAATGATAACCTTTTGGGGCCTTAACTTTCACCGGATCTCTCCTTTATGGCTTTTTTCATAGCATGCTGACGCTCACAAGCATGACATACCCCACAAGCCAAATATCCTTCTGGGGTTTCTTTTGGCTTTCTACACGACCAATATAATTTTCGCAACTGTTCTGGCATCGCAAAGTAAACCCCAAGGCTTCTCTCTAGCGGAACTCGATTCATATAATCAAATGGAGCGGCCCAAACAGGCTTGGTCCTTTTGTTCATAAACAAAGCACTGAAAATGCTATATGCCTCAGCACTTTCTTCTTTGCTCATGTTGTAGTCGCCACTAAAAACAGCAGTAGGCATTCTAGACATTGTTGCTGCTACTCTACCCGCCTGAAACATTGCTAATGCCATATCTCTGCCGCCTGGGTATTTGTTCTTAAAAGAATAAAGACATGAGGAAAACTCAAACTCTCGCTGATTATCTTTAAGCCAGTTAATGCTTTGATATATAGCTTGAGCCTCTGCCTTAAACCTACCTTCAATATTGTCTAAATGTATTGAGTGGATATGGACATTGTGATCCGTATGCTCTAGCAAGCTCCATGCCAGTGACACACTATCCATACCCCCTGAGTACATTAAAATAAAATCTTGGTTTTTCTGATGCAAAAGACCATGATACTTAAGCGCTATATCAATAGATTCTTTTGTTTTAAGTTTGTACAACTCCTCTAGAGTTTCCAAACATTACTCCTTTTAGATTGATAATTACCACTTTTTGCAGGACCAATATCTTGCTGTTAGTTTGCTAGGTGGGTTTGTATCACACTTGTGCCTAGCCCGAAATGACTTACGCCTAGCCGGTTGGCTCTTTTTGATCGTCATTTTGGCATCACCAAACCTAATGGTCTTGGTCTTGTCCCCCACCTTCGCTACCACCACGAACTTCTTGGTCGGATGGTTCGGGGTTCGTTTCGGCTTGTTGTACCCGCTTACGCCCGCGCGTGCCAGTTTTGGATCTTTTTTCGTAGCCATCAAGCCTAGCCTCCAATTCGTCTAATTTCGCCTTCAACTCCTTCAGGCGCTCCCCCTGGTCCCTGAATGCCTCGTTGACCTGGCTGAACAGGTTGTTCATTTCCGTTTGCGTCATTAGCATTGCTTCGTTTTACCTCAACTTCGCGTTCTTTTAAAAGTCTGTCTGCTATCTTTAATCTACGATCAAAGTCCTTATCATCGGCATCACCTTCTTTAAGGTTTCTTGTTGCTGCGTTAATCAAATCAATCTGAAGCTCTTGCGGTGCAAGCTGTGCCTCAACCTGAAGTTTACCAGCCCTTGCTTGAGATTCTGCTGCCTGACCATTAAGAGCATTGGTTTGGCTATCTTGAAGCGCAATCTGTGCTTGTTGTGCCGCCATAGCCATTTGCTGAGCCTGTGGATTAGGCTGTCCAGCTTGTTGCATAGCCGCAATCAACTCTTCTCGATTCGACAAATTCATATTGTCGATAATGCTTTGAATCAAAACAGGATACATAGGACTGTCTTGTTGCATTGTTTGTAACAACTGCACAAGCTGAGTAACTTCATACTCTCTGGCAATAATCCCCAATGTGCTTGTAGCCCTAAACTTATAATCCGCTACAGGGTAGTTTTCAGGATCAAACTGCATATAACGGTGTGCCGCTTTGGTTACAAACGGCAGGAGAAAGGACTGCTGGAAATTAATAAGAGTACGCTTATGCCGCTTGATAATAGCGCCGAGAGACATACTGATACCAGCGGCTGTTGCTTCACCATTAACCTGACCTGCGATACCAGCAGAATCCACCGCCCCTGTAGCCTGTTGTACCATCTGCTGTAGCGCGGCGGCTTGACCAAACGTAATCTGGTTGACTTGCCCGAAGTTGAACGGCTGTAGTACTTCACGCGGATCTCCATTAGTTAGGATCATCTTGCCTGGACGTACTTCTGGCTTAGCCCCTCTAGGAAGCCGTGTAGAGTCCACAGCAAGCATTGGGTGAATTGTAAGGCTCAACGCATCAATTCTTGCCCGAAGCTCTGTATCGAGCGCCTTTTGGCTGTTATAGCCCTTCTCACAAACACCACGGCCCCAAAATCTACCAGGCACTACATCCCAAGGAAATGCAACAACAGGACGATCTCGCATCATGTAGGGGTTTGTGCTTGCCTTTAAAAGCATGCCGCCATTAGCAATAACAACAACTGCCTCTACATATTTGGAATCGCTATCTATATCAGCATCTATCTCTTCTTCCAATAAATCTCTAGGAACAAGGCCATAGTATTTAGTAAGACGTACTTTGTCGTCGTTATAAAGAGTAAGGTCTTGATCTGGCTCAAGATCAGTGTCGGCAGCAGCAGATTCTATGTAGCCTTCCCGATAAACCCCAGATTCTTGCAGCAACTCAACAGTATGCCTGCTTACAAATTCATCAATTGCTACGCCATAAGCATCTTCAATTGATGTAGCTACGGGATCTATCAAAAAGTTTTGCGGCAATATAGGCTTGAGCTTAACCACCATACGATCAGTGACATTTACTCCAAACGCTTTTAAATCACCATCCATAATTGGCTGAGAAGCTGGGGCAATCTCTTTTATTTCTTCGAGAACAACTTCACCAATGCCAGTGCCAAAAACGGCAGAATTAATAAGACACTCTGCTACCGATTTTCTAATTTTGCAGGACTCAAAATCTTCATCAAGTTTTTTCCTTAGCATCAAAATATCTTGAGGATCTTGATCTGCCATATCATCTGCAATATCAAAAAACTTGCCACGACCAAACGTAGCTTCCTCAAGCTCTGCAACATTAGACTCTACAGCCTGCTGGAGTGCAGGAGATATAATTCGAGAGCGTTCTGACGCACGTTGAGAATCTGACGGGTCCCACTGACCACGCCAAAGTCTGTAATACTCCTCAAACCGATCCTCATAGTTTGATTCATAGTAGTCACGCCAATCATCACACTTGCTAATAACCCAACCAGCAAGAGACTCTTGAATCTGTATAGGGTCTGGACTATAGATTTCATCTGCCATCTTAATATCCTGCTACCACATCTAATATTTCGTGGTCCTCAATTTCATATTCATAGTCATAGGCCACTTCAGCCAGTTGATCTATGTACGCTAACGCATCAATCAAGTCATCATGCGTCAAAGCATCTGGAAACTGAAACAACTGGTCAAGAAACTTCATATTCCACTCACCTTGATTCAGAGTGATATATCCGTTTTCAAACCGTCCCTGCAAGGCCCACATTACCCTGTCAGTCTTTTTCTTGTTTCCGTGCGTTAATTCCTCAACTCTAAAAAACGTACCATACCGCTTCATCAAGTCCGAAAGCGGCGACATTACTGCTTGCTTGGCGATTCCTTTTTCGATTCCGACACTGACGGGTCGATAGTCACGGACGGCTTGAAAAATCTTCGTAGCCGTCTCATCAAGGCCCCAGCGACCGTAGATAATGTTTTCCACAAACCAGCCATTTTCATTCACCTTTGCGACCGCAATCGCAGTATCGTCTAACTTGGTGTTTTTAGTGCGTTTTTTATTTACATCCTCAAAGCCAGCCAAGTCAACAGCAATGTAGTAATCGCCTTCTTCGGGTTCTTCCCCGAACTTAACCCACTCTTCTTTAAACATTTCAGAGCCTCTAGCCTCAAATGAAGCCATAAACTCCTGCCTAAAGGCATAACTAGACATGGATTTCTTAGCAATGTCAATTTCGTCAGAATCCAACATCGAATTATCGTAACTCGTAAAGTGCCAAGACCTATAGGTTTCGTCATCACCCAGTTCAGCATACTTGTAGAGTTCATAAAAATGGTTACGGCCCATCGGAGTTCCGATAAATAACGCTTCACCCTTTTGGTCAGCCAGTGCGGGTCTAAGAATCTGCTCCCAAACGTCAGGCTTCATGTCAGCGTATTCATCCATGACAAGAAAACTCAATGACACACCACGCATAGTTTCCGGTCGGTCAGCACCCTTAAGGCTAATCATCGTGCCATTGACCAGCTTGATCTGAAGGTTGTTGATATGCGAGCCAGCAATAACCGGATGGCCCAGTTCCATAAGAGTCTGCCACATAATGTCACGGGCTTGACCCTGAGTTGGTGCAACGTAGAAAACTTGCCCCTTTTCGGTCTGTAGGGCGTTAATAATTAACAGCCATGCAGCCAATCGAGACTTTCCGGTGCGCCTACCGGCAGCAACTACCTTAAAGCGGGTAGTATCGTGAAACACCTCTTCTTGCCACGGAAGTAAACTAACATTTAACTCAGCCATCAGTAAAAATATCTGATACGTTAGGGTTAATTAAATTCCCTTTATCACGATGGTAACGGTAATTTTTTCTATGAGCTTCGCGTATTTCTTTTTTTGATCTACCAAAATACCTAACGCCCCAACGTTCATCAATAATCCGGTTTGTAAGCGCATTTCCGCTGGGCATAATGACTTCTGCTAGGATTCTGCCAAATTTGTCATTCTTATCAATATGTGTAGAAAGAATAACCTCAATCCCCCTGGGAAGTTGCCGCCTAACAAACTCTTTAGCCAACTTGCCAAATTGTTTTTCAGCTAGGTTTTTAGAACGAATCTCACAAGTATCTATGCCAAACAATCTGACATTTCTCTCTTTAAGTATTATCCCAAAACCTAAATCAATATCACAAACTATTGAGTCACCATCAATGACTCTGCGGACCTTTGCTCTATATTGATACAAAATCACTCCTTCTTGCCCAAAAATAAACCAAATGCACCAGTTAAGGCCCCTGTCATAACCGAAACCAGTGCAGCCTGCTCGGGATTAGGGTCAGGCAACGACATAAACCACTCCACAGTTCGATAAGTCATAGCAATCATTGCAAACATTAGCAATCTTGGGATTATTCGCCATGCATTTAGCTGTTCTGGAGTCATTAGTAAAGCCACACTACTGGGTTTGAATCTCGTATATCAACATGGATAAAGCCTTTGTCTATACCAATACCTGTAAAACCCATCTTAAAGGCGTTAGTTAATAGGGTATGGCGATCAACAGCCGAGGTAACCTGTATGTCAGCAGCGATGCCTTGGGCATGAGTGCCAGGTTCTTTTTTGCGCGCTTCTATGGAATGGGTAGGGTCACGATACCCTGAAGTAATTGTAAATGGAAAGCCGCAAACTTCACGAAGTTCGTCAATCTTTTCCAAAAACTCTGGTTTCATCTGGTTATTGCCAGTTTCCTGACAGTCAAATTCTTCAATGCGAAAGAACTTCACCAGATTGCCCGTCTATTGTGGTTTGATTGATTGATGTTGGCTCTGATGGAGTAATTTCTGTAGTGCCAACCCCAGTAATATTAATCTGAATAGCAGATTTCCCTATGTTCTGGGCTACATCTTTTTCAAATGCGGCTACTGGTAGGATTCTATCCATTACCAGCTTCCATGCAGCGGCCTGGTTTTTGTGGTCATCGTCCATCGCGGCCTCAAATATCGTATCAAGCACCTTTCTGGACTTGGGTGACGCCAGCATACGAGCCTTATACTCATTGATAATAGCAGCATCACCCTTTGGACGACCCACTTTACCACGACCGCCAGCAGATTTACTGGCAAGCTCCTGCTTTGTAGGTTTATGATTCTTCATCTGCCCATCATTATTACAGAATAGCCACCCATCTTAGGGGTTTCAGTTTCTTCAGGGGTAGATTTTGCATCATGGGGTGTAGAAAACCCAGCATCCTGCATAGCCTTAACTTGCTTCTTGGACTTCTCGCACATTGAGTAATAATCAATAGAGCGAAACTCAACTGTATGATCTTCCATTTTGGATCTCCTTTAAAATTTAAGGGCTCATTAAGCCCTCCGACCCCCCCTATCCTATATTAATCCTAGACGAGTACAACCCCTTTCTCTCGTGTAACTAATTCTAATATGGAATATCGGTGCAATACGTTGGGATTAAACGGTTCTAAGAGTTCAAATTTACCCTTTTTTGTGTCTGGGTGGCAACTACTTACCCGCGCGGCGCGCTGGCCCCCTCCCGGGGGCCTCGAAGCGCCGTGAAAGAGCGGCTTGCCGCTGCTTTTGTGGTCTTAGAGGGATTAGAGAGGCGTGGGACGCGCCGAACTAAACATCCCTCAGAGCGACTTGTCGCGGCATAGACCTGGATCCGCAGGACAAAGTGCGAGTGTCCCGACAGCACCCCCAGAGAAATCATCTCACCAAGCCGGTCGTTGTCGCGAGTCCACGACCTCCTTCTAGCCGTGCCATAAACCGTGTCTCCTATTAGTGCTGGATTGGTACACGTCGTAGCCTGACATACGTAACGAATCCACAGTCTGCGCCTGCTCGCAAGGGCCGCGAGAATAACGGTTTCCACGCTACGCGCGGACCCTCCGCGATTCACGCTCAAGTTCCCCCTTGCAATCAGTCCCAGCCAGTGGAGTTCTACTCCTGTCGGCAACGACACCCATCAATCACTAACAGGAGGCCACCATGGCACTCAATCTAGAAGAAGGACGCGGAATCGCTTTCGCAAAAACCAGCAAGGCAGGCAACGAGTATTTCGCGGGTGAAGTAATCATCGACGGTAAACGCCACGATGTAGTCTGTGGATTAGTAGTCCACAAGGACGGTCCAAATGTTGGCGAGCCTAAGCTCAGCAAGAAGGGTGAGCGAATGCTCTGGATCAATGCAGAGGAATCTGTAACAGCAGAATTGGCAAGGCTGCAGGCTCGAATCGAGCATCTGCAAAACATACCGGAAGCTGAGCGTACTCAGTAACCATCGAGGGAGCTTCGGCTCCCTTTTTCTTTCATCTACGGAGTGATGACTAAGGAGAAGTAATGGAAACCGTATTGATATTTGTGATGAACGGTGACGATGGTGTGCACGCATCTAATGACGTGGTGACCGCAAACAATGACCGAGTGGCTGATGACGATGGCAAGGACGAGCTGCCAGAGTTGTCAGAACTGGGCAAACTTATTGCGGATTAACTCGCGTTTCACGCCCCCACCTCTTGCGAGGGGGCGTTCAACCCTCGTTTATTTATATTAAGGACAAACTTATGAATTCTTACCGCGTTCGAGGCGACATCATTTTAGAAAAAATTGTGGGCGTCATTGCAGACTCTGAAAAAGAAGCAGAACGCATTGCCACTGCGCACCTTAAAGAGAGACTCGAAGACCTACTAGTTACCAGAGTATCTGCATGGAGCCATGATGTAGAAACTGAATTTACTTGGCCCGATATAAGCACTGACATCACCGCATTTATTGTTGATGATGAAGACGATATAGAAGATTGGGCTCTTACTTCGGAGGACTATCCAGATGAAAAGGTTTAAAACCATTGTAAAGGTGAGCATCTTTTGATAATCTTATGGGTGAGCTTAACGGTTCATTATCAATCAAAATTTGGAGAACAAAATGAGCAAGCGATTCGAGAAAATCATCAACTTAATGGATAGTGCCATGGAGTCGGAAGATTCCTGGCGCAAAACTTGGAAGGCAAACCCACGGCTGCACTGCAATCTCGTAACAAAGCACGTTTACACAGGAACCAATCAGCTAACGACCATGATCTCAGCATGGCAGAACGGGTATAAAAGTCCCTATTGGCTGACCGCAAAACAGATTATTAATCTAGGCGGCAATTTTAAAGGTCAGACAGCAACGCCTGCTATCTTCTATGGCAAGGGCAAAGAAAAGGATGACCCCGAAAAACAATACAAGTTTATGAAGGTTTATAACCTTTTTAATCTGGAGCAGACCGGCATTACATTGCCCGAGCCAGAGCTCCGATCAACGCGGTTGGAGAATCCTTACGAGATGGGTGAAGCGCTGCAGCTGACTACGCTGGAAGATTCACAGTATAACCCTTCATACATGCCACTGACTGACACCATCAAGATATGTCCACCAGGACAATTTAATTCTGATGATGAGCATCAATCGGCTTATTACCATGAGTGCGGTCATGCAACAGGTCATAAGAAGCGACTAGACCGTGACCTCACTGGTAAGTTTGGTGACGAGGACTACGCGAAAGAGGAGTTCGTGGCTGAGCTCTGTGCAGTTTTCTTATGTGCAGAGCTTGGCGTGACTTATGACCTCAAGAATCATGCGAGCTACTTGAGGTCCTGGCAAAAGGCAATCAAGTCTGATCCCAAGTATCTGTTTACTGCTGCGACCGATGCAAAGAATGCTTTTGAGTATTGCATGTCGCAGTTCCAACTTATGCGGAAGTATGAGAAAGCCGCATGAATCGGCAGGGACCGGCCCCCATCCAGTGGGTGGGGGGACCGGATCCCAGCCTCTTTTTTCAATCAAATGGAGAGTGTTATGACCGATTTTAGTTTGCAGTACGTTACGCGTGTATGTCCTGAGTTGTGTAAGGCAGAGGCCCAAGCGGTTCGGGACCACGTTCTTGATACATGGCCTGCGGATGCAGTATATCCCGATGTAGTAAAGCAGGCTGCGCGTAGTCTTTTCCCCTATTCAGCTAGCCCAGCTATGCCAAGTGGTAGTGACCTGAAGCATAGCGACAAGCTAGAGAGAGCACGAAAAGCATTGGTAGATGCTCACACCTGGCTGTCACGGACTGCTCTGAGTGATCAGATGGCGATGACTCAGCGTGACCTGTCATTTCTGATAAGCAGTATTGAGGTGGAGCTTTCAGTCGATGGCTGATAACTCAGAGGTCTATTATCCAAGGACATTGTGCCGTGCATACTTCAATTGGTGTACGGCGAATGACATGAAGCCCTGTTACCAAGGGCTGCATGATTTTATTGCAGAGGTGCAAGGTTCTCAGGGCATTGGTAACTACGGCCCTGGTTTCAAATCAATCGAAGAGCTTTTGAAGCAGGAGAGTACACAGTGAGTGACAACATCGAAGCTATTTACGAGCAGATTAATTTTGCTATTGAACGTTTATCCAATAGGCATCAAGAGGCAATACTGACATGGGCAGCCAGTCCTGATGATCTACCGGAGAGGGATAGGCAGTTAGGCATTATGCGCGGTATTGATTGGGGCCTTGTGCACTTAGAAGGTCTTAGAACATTAGTAAAACATCAGCGGGGTGAGTAATGCATACAAGAAAACTGCATTGGGATTTATCAGAGTGCTGTGTAACTGTTGAGGTCTACATCGAGGCAGGCACGAAAGATGAACCACCATTAATGGAGATAGAGCGGATTGTGCAGGATGGCGCATTTCCAGCTAAAGATATCAAACACCTATTCAACCTCGAGGCCATCGAGGATTTGTTCTGGGAACGGCGTCCTGATCTAGGAGATTACTGATGACAATATGCGATTCATGTAAAGAAGCACCTGAGGATTGCAAAGTTCTTAATGTTGCAAACGTAGTAGAAGATGGGCCTGATGCATACTGGTGTGAGTACTGCATTGAAAACTGGCTCGACCATCAATCAACAAAACATTACGAAGGGAGTTATGAGCATGGATAAAAAGCACGAAGCATTTTTGAAAGATCTTTGCATTACTTCAGTTTCAGCTCGGCTGCGAAAAACTATTGCCACAACAGACAAGTGGCGGAACTTAAAGCAAGCCTGCCTGGATGGGCATGACAGCAATAAGATCCATTCTTATGAGCATGAAAATCGGAAACATATTGTCCATGATGATATTGTTTTTTCTGCAATTCGTTACTTGTCAGCTGATCTAGATGAATTAAGAAAGGAGAAGTGTGATGCCTAATCATTGCGACCAAACCGTGACTATCAGTGGGCCTGCAAAAGCAATTTATGCTTTGGAGCTTGCAGTTGAGCACGGGAGTCTTTTACAAACTGTAATCCCCATGCCATTTGAAAAGCACGCTGATTGGTATGAGTGGTGTTGCGATAACTGGGGTACAAAGTGGGATATATGTGAGTCCACTATCATTGATCGCAGCTGGAATGAAGATGATAAATTTTGGTGGGCTCATGCAGAAGAGGACGATGTTTACTCTTTTGTTTTTGAATGCTGGACTGCCTGGGCTCCACCCGTTCCAGTGTGGGAAAAGCTAGTAGATATGGGGCTAAGCGTAAAAGCCAGTTACGTAGATGAGGGTGGTTTCTTCCAGGGAACTTATAAAGATGGTGTAATAGACGAGGTAAGCGAAGAGTTTTTAACAGAAGCGGGTTAGTCCAGGGCTCTCACTCCGAGCCTGATTGAGTCGGTTGGCAGCGTCCCGATGGACGGAATCGCTGCACTCCCCGTTGGCACGAAGGCCGCAGATTTTGGCACGGTGCTGATGCTACACCGACACCACCCTATTGACTAAGCGATGGTTCGGTTGGCACTGACTCCTCCGGAGCGGTTGGTGTGTCAACTTTATCTGGCTCAATCTGCCCGTACTTAGACCCGTACACATCGTCACGGTGGGCAAAAGGCTTACCCTTTCCATCCACGAAATACCTGATGTTGTTAGCCTCCAGCACACGCTTGAGCTTGGGTGTTGTATACACCTTAAAAATCTCAAACAAGGTACGGTAGTAAAAACAATCCTTAGGATCGGCTGGGTATAGCTTGTCGTCGTCGTTAATCATTACTTCTCCTTAAAAAAAGCCCCGACAAGCGGGGCAAAAATGCCATGAGAGTCAAGCATGGCGTTACTTCATCCAATCTGGCATGGAATCCTGGGACGATGCGGCATGCTGCTCAGCAAGCTCAGCGGCTGACTTCAAGGTTCCGTGACCATCTTTTTCGGGTCGCCAAGTGTTTAGCTCACCATACCACTTGCCAGTTCTCCCTGATTCTTTGACCTCGATGTTAAGCCAATCATCTTCTGGATCTTTGACAGTTTTAACCCACTCCCAAAAGTCTTTACACATAATCGAGATGTGCATTTTGACAAATGACGGATCATTTTCCTTTGGTTTTTTAACAATCAAACCTTCGGTAAATTCTTTCTTCTTTTCTTCTGTCATGCTACTTCTTTCCTCGCTTTGAAAAATTCATCAGACTTTAATACCTGACGCTCTTCTGTGGTAAAGATGCCACCCTTGGTGGGGGCTAACCACAATGCTTCTTTGGTGCTGTTATCTAACTCATTCCACCCTTCCGCTACTCCGAGCATATCCTCTCTCGCAATACACTCTTTGATGTAGTAGACACTTGACAAGTTAGCAGCCAAGGCTTTGTTGTGATTAAGAATGGGGTCAACTGAATCTTTGGCAGATCCGTGGACGATGGCGTTTGACACCTCATCCGCACTGGCGATCTCACTGCCACCTAAGCCCAGGAACGCTAACGCTCTGCCAACTGCTGATGTTTCGGCATTTTCAAGAGCAGATGTTTTGTTGATCTTACCAAAGGCTCGATCTTCTTCTGCCATTCCTGTGGCAATAACTCTGCCAGTTTGATTTTTGATTACCGCTCTGACCTCAACTAACGAGCCAGTGGTAACTTTTCTTTTGGTGGTAATTGACCAGCCTTTGTAATGCTCCGAATCACGGAAATCTTTTATGCGCCTGGCTACAGTTAAGTAAACTTTGCCATGAATCTCAACCTCACCTTTGTCTTTGTTTGCCTTCATTTGGCCCTCCTATGCTTGACCTTGATGAGATTAAACCATATTGGATAATATTAAACAACATTAAATTATTGAAGAAAGGTAGGATAATTGATTGACAGATATTCTGTAAGAGTGCAAAGTTAAAGGTTCACGTCGAGCAAAAGGGGAGTCAAATGCAAGACGATTGGGCAGCGTATTGCGCTGAAGAGTCACGAGCAAAACCAAACACTATCAATCAAATAAACGGAGCGTCACACACCCCCACAGCATCAGCACTGCAAAGATTAAAAAGCGCAGCAACTAACCACAGAATCACGGAACTTGAATCACGGCTTGCAAAAGAGCGTGAGGTTATCCCGCGCATGATAAACACCGGCACGGTTAGCTTGGTTTATGCGCCAAGTGGTGCTGGCAAAACAGTGTGGATACTTGGCAATCTTTTCCAATCTATCCGCAACAACCTTATAAAAGGCTCTGATGTTATTTATTTCAACGAGGACGATGGTGCTCGTGGCGTTCTGCAAAAAGCCAAGCTAGGTGACAAACATGGGATGACGATGGTGACACTGGCTAACTCACCTGACCCATCACTACGCACCACAGAGGATGCCTTACGACTGCTGAGCTACATCAGAATGGAGGGCGAAGCAGATGGCAAGATTGTGATTTGTGACACTCTCAAAAAGTTTGCGCCCGTTCTCAGCAAAGAAACAATGCGCCAAACAATGCATGTTTTTAGAGAGTTTGCAGCGGAAGGTGGCACAGTGATACTTCTTGGTCACTGTAACAAACACCGCAGTATAGATGGCAGACTAATCTATGAGGGCGTTGGCGATCTCAAGGCAGACGTCGACAATATGTTTGGCCTCGACCCATTGAATGACAAGTTCGCTCCATGGCAAGAGCTTTTGGTAATCAATGAAAAGGATAGAAGCCAGGTCAGCTTTGAAGGCGGCTTCAAGTACAAGCAAACAGGAGCCTTAATTAACTATGAAGAGTCAGTAGATTCTGTGGAGTTTATAAGCCCTGATGACATTGAGGATCTTGAAAAGCGCCAGAAAGCTCAGATCAACCATAAAAAAGCACGGGCCAAGTATGAAGATGAATACATCATGCTAGAAAGTGTAATGAAGGGTGGCGGCTTTTATTCTCAAATCGACCTGTTTTCACTTGTGAACGATGAAGAAGTAAATCCAAACGGATGCAGTCGTAAAACATTGCGTACCTGTATAGACTTGCTCAAAGGTAACAGTTTAGAGCTACAACGTAGAGGTAACCACGGCAAAAAGTTTTATCAGTGGGTTACATTCTAATGCCCAGGATGCCCAGGATGCCCAGGATGCTCGTAATGCCCGTGTTTTGGGGGGCGGTTTCCCCCTTTGCGCCCCCTAAATCATGGGCACACAGGGCAAACAGGGCATTCTGGGCATTCTGATATGGATGATTTAGGCGAGCATATCGTTGCTTTAATCGGTGTCACAACACTGACTGTGGCACTTCAAGTTCTCGAATGGTGGAGTGCAATGTGACAGACGGACACCAATGGTTAGTTGACCATAAAGAAAAGCTAGAGTTTTTTGTAGAGTTTGCAACACTTGCACTGGAGCAAGGCGAGCATCACATCTATTCAATCAAGGCTGCAGGACGCACAGAAAAACAAAACAATGCGATGCACCTATGGTTTAGGCAGATGGCTGAAAAGTTAAATGACGCTGGCTACTCTGCAACTCACCCATTCAACGAAGAAATTGAAGTTCCATTTACCGAGGTGCTTGTAAAAGAAATGCTGTACAAGCCCATCATTAAAGCCATGTACGATAAAAAGTCTACGACAGGGCTATCGGGTAGGCAGCTAAGCGAAGCGGCTGAGGTGCTTATCAGGTGGCTTGTAGAGCATAAGGAAATACTTGTGCCATTCCCTCAGTCAGTAAAAAATGGAGATGAATATGGGAGTTAAAAGAGAAGCGTGTGATGATTGGTTCAGCAAATGCGTAAGGCATCGAGATCAAAACCGCTGCATGTTTTGTTTTGCAGAAGGGACGGACTGTGCGCACATCTATGGCAGGGCTAGAAAGTCTGTACGCTGGTCAATGGATAATGCCATAACCCTATGCCGCTATCACCACCGTTACTTTACAGCCAACCCTATTGAGTTCCACGACTTCCTGCTTAAAACCTATGGGGAAGGACACATGAATATATTGCGTGAAAAAGCAAATGCTATTCTAAAAACAAATAAACTTTTACGAAAAGAAATAAGTGACCACTATCGAGCAGAGTTTAGAAAAGCCTTAGCCGACCCTGTTTACGAAATCATAAGCTGGAATTAATGGAGGAGTGTGCAGCTAATCAGGTAGAAAGCGCCTTGGATGGCGTGTGGGAAATACTTGCCCTACATCCATGGGATCTTATTTACCTAAGCATACCCATGTCTATCCTGGCTTTCTATGGACTATCCATATACGCCATCTTCAAGCACATTCAAAAAAAATATAAGTGATAAAGAGAACCCCCCAAATTCGGTTTACTTGCAGGTGCACAAAAATAAGAGGGGTCTAGCGTCACCCGAGGAGGTAACTTAAGGTCCCCACCTGCCTGCTTACTGTGAGGTGCACAGGCAGGGAGGGGTAGCAGCACTCCTTGGTATAGGTAAAGAGTACTGAAAAAAATAATACCTATTTAGTCGGCATCTGGCAAGCGTTTTTGAGTCATCATCCCGCCAACTTCTGCCAGTGAGTCAATGTCAAAACGCTCACCAACATTACGGCTCAAACGCCCCACGTCCCTAAATAACGGAAGTTCTGAAGCCAATCGAGCAACCGGATATTCTCTATCAATTACTCCAATCGTAGTACCAGCAATGTCAAATGGTCGCGTAATTGCAATAGGCAGCATACCCTGGGCAAAAGTAGCCAGAATACCATTTTCTTTTATCTTGCCATACTGGTAATCGTTTAATCCAAGAGTATTAGCAGTTAACAGTGATGCCCAGGCGTCTCCATAACCCATAGCAACACCGCTTGCAGATACCTCACCATCACCAAATATAAACTGTCTGCCCTCGTTAATCGCTGCATAACCGCCAGCGCCGTATACCGCATATCGACCAAGAAACTCTGCTGCTTTGTCGGCACGACCCGCCTTAATGTTGTCAACAACCTCTCGTAATGCCAACGCTTGTTGTTTAACCACAAAGCCCCGCAATGCCCACAAGGGCCTGAGGTTTGCGTTCCTGGCCCATGCAGCCGGTCTGCCTGCAGCACTAATCAGCTGTTGCTGACCAAGACCAGCAAACATCAACTCTTCAATTAGCTCAGATCCTTTGCCTGTATACTTACGCCAATCAGTACCATGTTTCTTCAGCTGACCTTCTAAAATATCTAGCTCTGCCTGGTTAAAATAAAACCCCCAGTTATCAGCTAGTTTTCCAGCTTCAGCGTCATCGGCAGCACTTTTCAATACACCGCGCATAACACCCTGTTTACCAATGCGGTCGAATGCAGCAAACCCTGACTTGCGCATCAAAAAATCTGTTGACTCTCGCATTTTTGCGGCAGTTGACGCCATCCAACCAGTGCTATCGGTTGCTTGGTCGTTAATTATGTTTACAAATTCGCCAAATGTTTGATTATTCAAACCCATCTTTTTTAGATCGGCGTTTGGCACAGCCTTAAACTTGCCTGGCACAGTTGCTTTCATGCCTTCACGCACAGCAGCGCCACCATACTTAGCACCCAAAAGAGGAATATCCGCAAGGTTAAGAACTGCCGACAAAGGACCAGCAAGCGTAAGTGAATAAGCAAGTGAGTTGGCGGCTTGGATAAGGGGGTGTGGTGCGCTGGCTTGGCCCATCAAGGCTTGATTAATTTGTTGCCTTGCAAAATTAGCACCTTCTTGGCTTATGCCCTTTTGAGTCAAAGTGTAAGCAAATGCATCCATAAACTCTGTTGGTGTAAGCGGATCTGTAGCTGCTTTTTCATAATTACGGGTAAGTAATATGGGATCGGTTGACATTTCTCCAGTGCGTTGACCCAAAAAAACAGGTTCAGAAGAACGCATTAGTGCTTCATCTGCACGAGGGCCAGCCTTGTAAGCGTCAATATCTACGCCAAACTTTTGTTGTATCTGATTAAGGCGTTCCATCTTAAATATGCGGCGCATATCTGAAACAATAGGATTCTCATACTCAGAAGGAGTCGGGCGCTTGCGTACAATCTTTTTACCATCTGGCCCCACTTCTGGCTGCAAAGGCCGGTTATCTAGGTATGCGCCACGAGTTCTTTCTTTATATGCAGGATCTTCAAATATTTCTTCAATTTCGTCATCTGTCCTGCCTTGATCTTTTAACCTCTGGCGAAACGCAGTGTTTCTGGTATGCAAATAGGTAGCATCATCAAAATCCGCACCAAACAGACTTTTATTTAAAGTTTCGTTTTTGTTTTTTGAATATGATAAATACCTTTTAAGAGATGCAAAATGCTCAGTGTTTAGATCTTTGGCTAATTCAGTTTCAAGGCGAGCAAGAGAGTCATCAAATGTTTTGCCAAGACGCCCTGCAGCAAAATCAAGCAAGACCCCTTTTGCCCGTTCACTTTCATTAACAATCTTAATAACAGGAACAAGGCTTTCAGATAGATCTCCCAGGTCTTGCTGTATAACCCGCAGTGCGGTTTCATCAGCACGTTGATACCGAGCACCAACATCCATGCTAACGCGCCTCATAAGCCTGTCAGAGACCCCAGTTAGCTTGTCATCGTAAAAGTTTTTGAGTGCGCCAGTTAACCCTGTCCATAGCTCACCAGCTGTCTGAGCCTCACCCAGGGGCTTTCTGGTGTATTGAGGATTATCAACCTCTCTATAAACGGCTTGATTTTCTGCTTCCTGTATAGCCCTTAACTGGCCTTGGTCATTAATAGCCTCAGCTTCATCAGCAATTTCATCAGCTTTAGTTTTTAAACCGCCAGCAGACGATGGCGTAGTAGCAGCCTCCACTAAACGACCAAGGGTTAATCCAGCCAAACCCCCAATAGAAGAACCAAAAACTCTTTCCTCAAAAGTTTCTCCAGTTGCACCACCGGCAACAGCACCTTCAAATGCGCCAGCTTTAGTAAGACTAGAGCCTGCTTTTGCAAATGCTCCAGCAACACCAAAACTTGTAGGAATAGATCCAGCAATGTTTAAAAACAAAGTGGTTTCAGCTAAATCAGGGTTTTCTTTTTCAAAGATTGCTTGAGCAACCTCATACTCATCAAGGGCTTCTCTAAATGATTTATCGCTGGTAGCAGCCCTTACAGTAGCTCCAAGTTCATCAAGCAATCCAAGAGTAACGCCTTGACCAATTGCATTAGCAATTCCACCAAGTCTCCGTTCTCTGCGCTCTGCATATTCTTCAAAAACCTTTTTAGTACCTTCTGAAAACTCAATATTGCTAAAGTCTGCATCAGGCTCAGCGCCTACAAGAGCCGTAGTTTTTGATGAAAGTTTTACATTACTAAAGTCAGTCATCGAATAATGCGCTTGTTTTGCTAGGTGGTAAACCTTGGCTTTCTGGAAGATTTAGCATTGGTACGCTTGCAATAATGTCGCTTATTAAGCCCGGAAGTCCTGCTGCTACCCTACGTCCAGTTCGACCAGCTGGTTGCCCTGCCCCTGGAGTGTCTTGCTCACCAAGTTTGCCAACTTTAGCCAGCTCTCTAGCAGCAATTTTTTCCGCTTCGATTAAATCCTTTTCATCTACCTGACTTAAATCAACAGTTATATTGCCATCATCATCAACAGTGGTTGCATCTTTATATTTGAGCTGCCCTGCTTTTTCATGTCCCTCAGGGAACCGCGCTTGTGCTAAAACGTCATTTGTCCCCCTGGCTAATGCAGTAGCATCTTTACCCTTACGCTCTCTATCAGCAGCCATGTCTTTGAATTCATCAGGATACTTACCCCTTATATATTCAATAACATTGTTTTGTATTTCTGTTGGCGTTAATTCTTTACCATCTGGCCCTGTCACCAGGCCAACAATAGTTTCAAGTTCTTCAGGATTATCGGTATCTAAAATCTCATTAACTGCACTTGCTAAATCACCCATAAGAATGTTTTGATTTCCAGCTGCAGCCAAGGTTTCCAATGTTGCAATAACATGAGCTTTAGGATCTCCAGCCCCTTCTAGCGCCCGATTAGCGATTAATATTTTTCGAGCATCAGTAGCCTCACGAATATCGCCTAACCGACCTCTATCAACCTTAATATCGCCAGTTTCCTCAAACCCATTGTCTTTCAGCAATTTTTTATCAGCTGCGCTTAGTGGTTCTCTAGAAGCTCTAATATCATCTGCAGCATCTTTAGCCTCAATAAGTTGATATTGTGATGTTTCATACTTATCAATTGCAGCACCTTGCCCAGCCTGTTTTAACTGAGTTTTTATTTGTTGATATTCAGGAGAGTCAAATTCAACAGACCCTAACAGTTGTGTTGCCTGTTTAGCTTGTTCTGCTGCAAGCTCATTTTCTCGTTTTAATGCTGTAACCCTAGTATTGTATTTAATATCACTTGCTTGAGTTGCGGCTTTTGCATTTTGATTTAATGTTGAAAGTCGATCAGTTAACACTTGCTGAACCTGTTGTTCTTGGGCTGTTAATGGCGCTTCTTGCGTTCTATAAGCCTCAAGCTGCTCCTCTATTTTGATAATAGCGTTAGCAGTATTTGTGGTTTCATTAGCTTGAGTAGCAGAACGACGATCATTTACTACGCCCATTGCGTCAGTAATTGTATTTCGTATTTCCTCATTTTTAACCGTAGGCAACAGCTCAGAAAGATCGGATGAAACTTTAGTTAACATTCCTGTATCGCCCTGCTCTTCAGCTATTTGAGCCTGGCGCAAAAGATCTAGTGTTTGCTCTTCTGCTGCACGACCAATACGTTCTTCTTCGCGGCGTTCTGGGGCAAGCATACTTGCACCAATCGCTGCTCCAGCGTCCTTCGCAAAACTTGGGTTAGCAAGCTGGCCTAAAACAGCTGAGCTAAGTCTTAAATTCGGGGCTCTTACAGCCATAATTCATCTCCAAATATCAAAAGAGGCCAGATAGAAAATCAAATAACCCGCCACCACTGCTTTGCGCACTAGCAGCCAAAGCACCTGAACCAATATTACCCATAAGGTTAGCTTGACCAAGAGCAGCAGCAAGCTGTGCATCTATGCCTGTCATCTTAGCCTCACCAAACATACCAGTGCCAAACTGCTGTGCTCTTTGAGCCAGCTGAGACGCTGTAAGACCTTGCTGCAACGTATTCAGGGCCAAAGATTCAGGCAACAATGCACCGCGCAAAGCGTTCACTGCCATCTGTGTTTGAGCTTGACGCAATCCCTGGCGACCAGCAAACATGCCAAGACCCAACTGTGCAGCTTGAAGCCCTTGGGCCTGCCTAGCAGCCTCTAGAGCCTGTCTTTGAGTGGCAAGGCCAGAACCTAGTCCAGTAAATTGCGACCCAAGTGCGGCTTGCTGTGCTTGCTCAGCCATAGATTGTTGCATAGCCTGCAATGCAGCTGTATTTCGAGCTTCTTCTTGAGCTTTAGCAAGTGCTAACTGCTCACCTGTGCCACCAAACATTTCTGTTTGCACGCCAAGTCTGCCTTGATTGTATAAACGCTCCTCCAAAGCAAGTCGTTGGCGCTCTTCTTCTGGCAGCTGCCTAGCTCTAATCCGGTTAAATATTTCTTGCTCGCGCTCTTCAGTGCTTTGACCCACTTGAGACATAAGCTGACTGCCAAGCCCAAATGCCTGAGAGCTTGCCCTAGCCTGCTCTTCCAAGCCCATTGGCGCAGCACCCAAAGTTCTTCTCGCACTACCAAATAACTCCTGACCAAAATCACCAGTAGTTGTTGTGCCAAGGGGAGCGCCAGTAGCTCGCCTAGCATCCTGAAACAATGCCGCCTGAACGCCAGCAGCAGGACCAGTAATGGCTAAATTAAGATCACCAGCTTGACCAACTGTACCCCTGGTAGTTCCTGTAGTTATGCCAAATGGCTGAAACTGCGACTTTTGGTAAACATCATCAGCAATTAAATTAGCAGCTTTTTGAGTGTCATCACCAGCATCACCAAGAACATCATAAGCCTTATAAACTGCTGCTAAACCCGTCAAATCACCTAAAAGAGACATTCAGCTATCCCTCCAAAAACTTTATTTATATACACAATCACAACGTCTTACCTATTAATGCTAATACGTTCATTTCCTGTAGGGATATAGCATTACCGTTTACTTCTGTTTGCAAACCTACCGTAATCACACTGCCATTACCCGTACAATTTAAAGACTTGCGGCTAATTAAATCGCCCAACGTAAAATCCACGGTCGTATATTCTGATTCACCATAGAATCCTGGCGTTGATGTACCTACCCTAAACCGCGACGTATTAGCCTGAACCGAAAAGTCATACGTCCAGCTAAGGATAATGTCTGCATCATTGCCGCCAATAATCGTGGGCCGTATCTTTTTAAGAATCTTGATCTTTGACGGATCGCCAAAGGTTAAACCTGGGCTTGAATATCGGAAAATATAAGACAAGTTGTTATCATCAAAACCATCGTATTTACCAATACCATCTGTAGTGCCTATATAAATAGTGCCATCCCTGTCTCTAGCAAAAGACTTGAATTTAACACTAGGCCACTTGGTTACGCGGAATGAGCCATTTTCCAGCCTACCCCTAAGATCAAAACAGTAAACAAGGTTGCTGTCAGGCAGGCATAGCAGATAAAAGTAGTTTTCAGGGCTATATACGGTGCTGGCAGGGCTGGTTTTAGCCGCCAAAAATCCAATCAGTTCCTGTTTTACGTTACGGCTAAGATCAGATATAGGCAGAGACTTTTCTTGTATTGTCCTGCCAAGACTACGCAAGCCATCGTCACTTAAAAACAACAGATCAGTGCCA